TACAGGAGATGGTGATGCACAAATTCATGGATTACCTTATGTAGCACAAAGTTCCTCTAGTGATTTAAGATATGGTTGTAGTGTTGCTACTTATGATAGTTTATCGTTACCTCCTGGTAAAGTTTTAAGTGGTTATATTAAAGATAGTGAAGATTTTATACGTCTTACCGCTGTAGATAATATAGCAGCAGTACACGTTCAATGTGCTAGTCAAGCAAGTGGTTCAGGTAAAATTTGGATTTCATTTACATACCAAGTTTAAAAATAAAAAAGGAATACATATATAATGGTTGATGTGAAACAAAAGTTTACAAGTTGGAAACAAGAACCTTCTTTATTAGATTTAAAACAAGATTATAATAATTGCTTAAATAACCATAAACAGTTTGTTTCTATGATCCAAAAATGGGAAGATTTAAAGAATGTTGTAGGACAATATAAACCTACTAAAAGACAAGGTAAATCTTCTCTTCAACCTAAGACTATTCAGAAACAATTTGAATGGAGGTATCCTAGTTTAACTTAACCATTTTTAAATACACCTAATTTATTTAAAGCATTACCAATTACATTTGAAGATGTTAAAGGTGCAAGACATAATGAATTAGTTTTAAATTGGCAATTCAATACAAAGATTAATAAAGTAAAATATTTTGATCAATTTGTAAGACGTAATGTTGATCAAGGAATATGTATTAAACAGGTTTGTTGGATCAGAGAAACTAAAGAAGTAGAAGTTGATGTACCTATCTATAGTTACACTGAAATTGAAGATGAAGAAGCATTTAATCAGATCCAAGAACTAATACAGTTAAAAAATATTAATCCTAATGAGTTTAGTAATGTAGATCCTTTGTTACAAGAAAGTGTAAAATATTTTGAAGAAAATAATATTATCACTCAAGTTGTTATTGTTGATTATACAAAAGAAAAACAAGAAAAGATTATTAAGAACCAACCTGATATAAAGATTCATCACCCTAAGAATGTTTATTTTGATCCTTCTTGTGGAGGAGATTTTGAAAAGAGTAATTTTATAATTGTATCTTATGAAACATCTTTAGCAGAATTAAAGAAAAAAGGTATTTATCAAAACTTAGAAAGCATTAATATTAGTAATGATGTCTTATCTGATACAGACCATAAATCAACAAATACAGATCAGAACTTTAATTTTAAAGATAAAAGTAGAAGTAGATTAGTTGCTTATGAGTATTGGGGTAATTATGATATTAATGATTATGGTTATTTAGTACCTATTGTTGCTACTTGGGTTGGAGAAACATTAATCCGCTTAGAAGAAAATCCATATCCAGAAGGAATGAATCCTTTTGTCATTACACAATATAGACCAATTCTTGATTCTATTTATGGTGAATCAGATGCTGAGTTACTAGAAGATACACAGAAAACTATTGGTGCTTTAACAAGAGGTATTGTTGATACATTTGCTTCTGCATCAAATGGTCAAGTAGGTATTGCTCAAGGATTTATTGATGTACAAAATAAATTAAGAAAAAACCAAGGATTAGATTATGAGTTTACTGCTAATAGTATTCCTCAACAAGCTATCTATGAACATAAGTTTCCTGAAGTAAGTCAGAGTACAATAATATTTTTACAACAACAGAACCAAGAAGCTGAATCATTAACTGGTAAAAGTTCTTTTAATCAAGGTATTAATGGTAATGCTTTAGGTGATGTAGCTGCTGGTATTAAAGGTACATTGAAAGCTACTACTGAAAGAGAATCTGCTATATTAAGAAGGTTGGTTCAAGGTACAATAGAAGTTGCTAGAAAGATTACTATTCTTAATGCTGTATATTTATCAGAAAAAGAAGTTATTAGATTAACAAATGATTCTGAATTTGTAACAGTTAGAAGAGAAGATCTTGTTGGTGAATTTGATATTGATATTAAAACCAGAAATTAATGAAAAGAAAGCTAATGATTTAGCATTTATGTTACAAACAATAGGACCTAGTTTATTACAAACTATCGGACCTGAGGCTGGTATAGAGTTTAATAAATTAATACTAGGTGAGATTGCTTATCTTAAACAAATGCCTGAATTAGAACAAAAGATTAAAGCATTTACATTACCACCTAAAGAACCAAGTCCAGAAGAACAACAAATGATGCAATTAGAACTTCAAATGAAACAGTTAGAAATAGCTAAGTTACAGTCTGAAGTTGCTGTTAATGAAGCTAAAGTTAAAGAATTAAATGCTAAAGCTGATGCTGTATCTATTGATAATGAAGAAACTTATACAGGTGTTAAACATAATAAAGAAGTTGTTAAACAACAAGCACAAGCTAAAGGTAATCAGAGTTTAGAGATCACTAAAGGATTAATGAATAAAGATATTGATGGTAAAGATCTTGCTGCTGCAATACAATATAATGAAACTACAGAGTAATATTTATGTTAAAAGAGTTACAACAATCTTTAATAAATAAAGAAAAAGATTTACAAATAGTAAATAGTTTAATATCATTAAAGAGTAATAAAGATTATCAGACAATTTTTGATAATTATTTATTTAAAGATAAGGTACTTGAAATAACATCTAAGTTGAGATTTGGTTCAGAAATTGAGAATGGTATTTATTTAAAACAATTAGAATCATTAACTGAATTGAAATTGTTAATTAATGGTATGAGTACAAAACGTGAAGCAATACAACAGGATATTATAGAGATTAGAGATATGATTAATAATTATATGTTTAATGATTCTAATGAATAAAAATAGGAAAAATTATGATTGATGAAGAAATTGAAAAAAAAGATATATTTGATAATAGTGAACTAGAAACTATTGAACCAGATATAACAACAGAAAAAACTACAGAAACAATACTTGATACAGTTGTTGAACCAGAAACAGAAACTACTGATGATATTTCTACAGAAGAAGTAACTGAACCAGAGATTGATGAGTTTGATTACAAAACAGCTTATAAAAATTTATTAAAATTTAAAGCTGATGGACAAGATATTGAATTAAATGATGTTAATGAATTAGTTTCGCTGGCTCAAAAAGGTGTTAATTATACTCGTAAAACTAAAGAGATTTCTCAATATAATAAGTATATTAAAACTTTAAAAGATAATGAATTACTAGATGATGATAAGATTAACTTTTTAATAGATTTACATAAAGGCGATAAACAAGCTATCACTAAACATTTAAAAGAATTAAATGTAAATCCTGTAGAATTAGACACTGATTCTGAAACTACATATAAAAGCAAAAGTTATGTACCTGATGATGTTACAATACAAAAACAATCTTATGTAGAGAACTTGTATAGTGATCCAGATGGTAAAGCTGTTATTGATGATATAAATAATTGGGACGATATTAGTATTAATTCTATTGCAGAGAATGTTGCTCAATTAGCGGATTTAACACAACATAAGAAATTAGGGTATTACGATATAATTATTAAAGAAATCCACAGACAGGAACTTTTAGGTAATTTGAGTAATATTCCATACCTAGATGCTTATGCGTCTATTGGTAAACAACTTGTAGAACAAGGTAAATTAGGTAATGTAACTCCTAATCCTCAACCTCAAAAAGTTGTAGATGTAAAGAAAGCCGTAACTGATATAAAACTAAATCAAACAAACATTCAGAAATTATCTCCTTTATCTGGTAAGACAACCAGTAAACAAGAGTTAGATCCTGGTTCAATGAATGATGAAGAATTTGTCAAATACATGAAAACTAAATATAAATTTTAAACATTTTAAATAAGGATACCTTTTATGGTAATGTCGTATAATGCACCTCCAGGATCAGCTTCTGATATTGGTAGTCAACTAACTACTTATGAGATTGCTCGCCAAGCAATCTATGATAATAAACATATTATGGTTTTTTCACAGTTGTCAACAACTATGGAAATGCCTAATAATAAAGGTAAAACAATTAAAGTACGTCAATATTATCCATTACTTGACTCTCGTAACGTCAATGATGAAGGTATTAATGCCGCAGGTACTACTATTGCTAACGGTAACTTGATTGGTTCATCAAAAGATATTGGTGTTATTCCTTCTTTAATGCCTGTTCTTGATGAAGCTGGTGGACGTAAAAACCGAGTTGGTTTTACTCGTGCTGATGTTCAAGGTACAATTAGCCAATATGGTTTCTTTTTTGAATATACCAATGAGTCGCTACAATTTGATTCTGATCCAGAATTGTTAATGCACATTACTCGTGAAGCAACAAATGCTGCTATGGAATTAGAAGAGCATTTGATTCAATTAGATTTGATTGATGGTGCTGGTGTTGAATCTTACTGTGGTGGTGCAACATCTGTTGTTACTA